CATTGCTTCATCCATAATTCAAACTCCTATAATCCGAATTTTTCAATCAACATTTTCTTTAAATCTGCGCCGCTAATTTCTTCCGCTTTATCAAATCCCTGCTCGTTAGCAAGTTTTTGTAAATCAGCGGTAGACATACGATTGATTTCTGTTTTGGTATAAGATTTCTCAGCAGACAGATTTGTATTTTCAGAAAAACTAGAGGTGGATTTCTCCACCTCTTTTGAATTATTTTCTGGAACATCTTCTCCTGCTTCATACCAAATACCATTCTTATTTACGATATAGGGATATATCATGCTTAATACCTCCTACTCTTGTGAATGAACCTCAATTACAAATGTTGAATCCATATTTTCATAAGATGGAAGCACAATCTCGGAAGCGGTTACAGATGTAATAGCTGGTGGACCGTACTCAACTTTCTTTGCTACTGCAATTCCTACTCCGTACATAGATACGTCTACATCAGCCACCTGTGAAGCTGTTCTCTCTTCCGGTGTAGTACCAAACCAAGTGCCGCCAAGAGCACCGGCCGGAAGTAATGTAACCTTATCATCTGGATAAAAATATGCTTCCTTGCCATCATCACCGATGTACATTTTGTCATAAAGAACAATGGTAAGTTTTGTTCTTGACTTAACGATTGAAATTACATTATCGTCTGTAAGTTCAATATTTGCTGTAAGGTTCTGTGCAAGAATTGCATTTTTAACCTGCTTGTTCTCTAACAGATAATTAAATGTGTTAGAGTTCATAAGAACATATGTTACAACCTTACCAAGTTTTGCAAGTGCTTTTCTTGCATTATTAAGGTCGGTAAGCGGCTTTGAATTTACTGTGTCGCTCCACATTGCTGTGTCCTGCAACTTTAAGTAATGCTTAGCGGTATATTCTCCGTTAGGGTCGTAATCATACTCATACTTAACGCCATCAGATTCAATTCCGATTGTTGGGTGTCCTTTTGCTGTGGCAAGGAGAGCCATTCTCATTCTTTCCGGAACAACCTCTGCACCTCTTACAAGTGTTGTGGTATCATCATAGATACTTTGTAATGCTCCCTGTAAATACGGGTCGTTTTCATCCTTAATTCTGTCGATTTCCTGTGCATCTTCCTCTGTAATAACCATCTGTTCACGGAAAAATGCCATCTGTGTCTTTTCTGTTTTTAATCCCTCTCTTGCTCGAATGGTAGGCAATGCATCAAAGTTTGACGGCTTTAACGAAACCGGAAGTCCTTTGTGTGTTTTAATCCACTTTAAATCAAGTCCAGATTTCTTTCTTTCCGGAAACCACTGTAATCCAAGATAAGGAATATCATTGCTTGCATCGTTTGTAGCTGCAAGCGCAATGGCTTTTGTATCTACTACTTCATTTACTAACATTCTTTTTACCTCCTGTTAATTACTCAAATACAATCATTGGCAGTGCTGTCTTAACTGCTGCGTCAATGGTTACACTCGAATGATTTTTGGCTGTTGTTTCGTCAATATAAGCCTTCTTAAGCAATGTACCCTGTGGTCTATCTTCGGTTACATCATGAAGCAAAATACCAACTACTGTTGCTGTGTTGTCTGCAACTCCTGTCTTTCCGATAGGTGTTCCAGCCTTAACAACCTTTTTTCCATTCGCTAATTTGTCTGTTACACTTGTAAAATCAAGTGTCATAGGAATACCTTCAAACGGTTTTCTCTTAAGGATGTTTACATCTCCCTCGTATGCTGTCTGTTCAAACTGCATCATTTTAATTACCTCCTACATAATGTGATAAAACGTCATTATTCTGTTTCTGACCGCTGTAATACTTCTCTACAAGTTTTTCAGCGTTTGTTTTTTCTTCTCCACTTCCACCTGTAGAACCACCAGGATTAGGTGTATCATCAAGTTTCTGCTTCTCATATTCAGCAATAGCCGTTTTTTTACTGTCGGCAAAAATCTGACCGAGAACCTCATAATCTGTAGCGCCATCATCTGTAACAACTTTGCTTGCCTGCTCTGCTGTTAATCCAAACTTTTCCATTGCATTTGCTCTCTGTGTGCGAACTGTATCTTTCTTTTCAAGTTCTGCAATTTTTTGGTTTGCTGTTTCAAGTGCCGTTGTTGCTTTTTCAAGCTCTGTCATGTTCTGGCTGTTAAGCTCGTCAAGCTGTGTCTGCAATTCGTCAGCCTTATTAGCTTTTTCCTTGTATCCATCTGCCCTGTCTTTTTCTTTCTTTGTTTCAGCGTTAATTGAATTAAGCAAATCTAAAATCTGCTCATCCGTCGGCTCTGCCACTCCAAAAGAAATAAGTTTCTGTTTTGCCTGTTCTCTAGTCATAATTACCTCCATCAATTCACGTTTTTTAACACGGTTTGCTCCGCTTGAATTGTTCTGTTGTTTTACGCACAACTGCAAATTTTTATAAAATAAAAGAGATAGTCTATTCGACTACCTCTTTATTTACTGGATTATTGTTTGGTTCTACATCTTTGCTTGTCGGATATAGATATTCCATTCTTTCTTTTGATTCAAGAGCAACGGCTTCACTGTCACTAAACAAGTCAACTGTTTTTATTGCTCTCTTATAATCAACCCCTGCTTCAAGTAACATCTTAAGTGCTTCTGATTTTGTAAGCAGATTATCTATCTTATTATGGTTGATATGTATTTCAATGTCGCTTGGCATAAGCGTAAAATTTCGCTTTATACGCAAACGATTCAGTATAATTCTAAGAGACATTCTTTCCGATTTTTTTAGTATCGGTTCGTTGATTGCCGTTCTTAGTCCTGCATCATAATGTCCGTTTCGTAGGTTTACTGCATTTCCAGTATCACCTCCGGCATTGTTGTTGGAACGATTAGCCAATCCTTGAATACTCAAAAACCTTTCAAACAAATCATCAAAAACAACTTGACTTTCTGTTTGATTCAGTTCATTTGTCATTACATCAACGTCGGCTTTATTTTCGCCATTGTTTGATTTAACAACTAAAGCACCCTCTAATCTCATCTGTGAAAATGTTTCATTGTCAATCTCGCAATTCACAAATTTAATCCATGCAGAAACAAACTGTTCAATGCCGTTTACCCGGTCAGAAGATAATGTATTGATTGAATCCGTAATAGGAATTGTAATTTCAATATCCGATAATCTTCTTGCATTGTTTGGATATTCCACAACCGGAATAGCGTTATTTCCGTTCAACCCACTACTTTTAATTTTCCCATCTACGATTTCAAAATACTCTCTTTCCGTATAGCAAAAATATATTGAATTATTGTTTTCATCTTCTCTAATTTGACAAGAAAATGCGGGTTTTCTATTTGAATAATAAACAACAAATGTATAGCGTGGGTCTTCCGAAAACAAAGCAAAGTCGCTTTCGTCAAGCAAATCTCCGTTTCCGTTGTCATTTCCAACAAATCTATAAGCTGTACCACAAATACTTCTCCAACGGCAAATATCAATATCTACTTCTTGCTTGCTTTCAGAATCCATCGTAACATTCAGTTCCGTAATCTCTTCTGATTTCTTATCGTCTGTTCCACGTAACACATATTGAATAGGCTCTGCACATATTTCAGCAGTCTTACGCTCAACAAGTTCATAAGCAAGATTTAAAACAAGTTTGTTGTTTACTTCCGGTCTATTTACCTTTTTACGGTATAAAATAGGCTGGTCTCCTCTGTAATATCTATCAAGGTAATTGATTTCTTTTGCATTCTGCTTGTGAATCGAAAGTGCCTTGCTTAATTCTTCGACAATATTTAATTTTGTAATTTTGGATTTATTTGTAGAAATTACTTTTCTTCCAAAATTGCATTGATTTACTGCCGTAAACGGTCTTATGTTTTTTCCATAATACTTAAACATTAAAGCACCTCACTAACAAAACGTCATTCCACTCGATGTTGTCCTTTGTACTATTTTTTTCAACTCTGTAGTTCCGGTATCTACATGGTAAACAACTCTTTTTCTGCATTTTTTACAATTCACAGAAATATTCATACTGGAACGTCCATCCCATACGGCTACTTTTCTTCCGCATCTTGGACAATATATCGTTTTTGGTTCCGTCATAAAAACCTCGTTTCTTGCAATAAAAAAACACCGCCTTTTTTTGGCAGTGTTTTATTTTGATTTCTTCATTTTATATTATATAATAATTGCGATATGACATACTATGACATATTATCAATCTTTGTATGTTTTTCCATATAACTTTTCAAATTCCTGCAATGCTCTTCCGTGTATTCTGATTGTTTGTCTCCATGAATACGTCATTTCATCTGCAATTTTCTCAAATGTCTTTTTTTCAACATACCGAGCAAACAAAATATGATAATAAGTTTCGTTGTCAATTCCATCAATTTGCGAAACAATAAGATTCTTTTTATCTACATAGGTGTCGATTAAATCATCCAATTCCTTTTCCATCTTTTCAATTTTGCAATAGGTAGAACCCATTTTGTCAAAGTTAGGACTTGTCTTTACTCTTTCTTCATTTTTTACAGCAGAAACACTTCGTGCCAGTTCTCTAAATTGCTGTATTTCAGATAACTTATTGTTTATCATTCGGTCAAGTCTACTAATTTGCTGTAAATATGTTTTAGTATCCATAATTTCTATAACCTCCTCTAAATGGGTTTTTTGGAACTTCTATTTTTGCCATACTCCAATTTCCCTCAATGAAGTATGCTAAAGACGCAAGGCAATCCGCCGCATCCTCATGTTTGTTTTTTCCAGTAACCGTAAAACTATACAAATTTGTCATAAATTTTCTGTATTCCTGACTTCTACATCCAACATCACGAAAATAAAACTCTCTAATACTTCCAGCCTTATCCCATATCCTTTGCGCTTTTCTCATGTTTGTAGGTGCATATTCAGAACGTAGATTTATTTTTCGTCCTTTTTTCTTTAGTAATTCTTCGATTTCATCCTTATATCCCTCTCCACCTTGGTTTGCTTCAAAAAATGCACTTCCAACGTCATTATCAATAATCATGTTTGCAACTTTAGGTTTTGTTATTTTCTTTTCACTGTTGTCGAAAACAACATCGTCAATGTAAATTGAACCATCCTCGCACATATAAGCTACCGCAAATGCGAGGAAATCTTCCCCGCCTAAAGCAACGTCACAAGCAGCACATATTCTGTAAGGTTCTTCTTCCGGCAATACACCATTGTAAAATCTCATGTGTTCTGGATTAAAAACTGCACCGTCTCTTTCAATTGGTTCCTGCTGATACTGTGCGTACCAAGATGCCATATCGTCGTTTTCTTCAAACTTTGCTCTTAACGTCCGATAGTATTGCGTTGTATATCCAACACCATAATCATAATCAAAGTTGCTTTCATCGTTTTCATCCAAAGCCGGTATCTTCAAAATTTCATATCTGATATTTTTTGCTTCTGGGTTATTCTGTAAGAAATCCAATCTATCACTATAAAGGTCGTGCAAACTCCAAATTGTACCATTATGGATTAGTTTGCACTGTTCCTTTTTACGTGACATTACATTATTGTCAAAGATAATCTGCTTTCGTTTGAGTGTGTCCGGGTTAAGCACATCTTGAATACCTTCAAGAATATCATCCAATACCATCCATCCGTAAGCGTCATATTCTCCATTAAGTCCACTTTCCAATCCTTTTCCAGAAAGTGTTTTGTACTTCTTTTTTCTCACAAGGTCTACTTTATGATTTTTTGAATCCGTATCAGCAACTTTTACTTTTGGAAATACATCGGAAAAACAATATGTTGGGTCTGTCCAGATTTCCATGACACCAGTTAAAAATGCTCCGCCTAATCCCTCTTTGTATGTCACATACAAATTGCTTTTTTCTGCGTCTTTTGCACAATGCCATGACATAGCAAGCGTTATTATCTGACTTTTACCAACCCTTGGCGGCATGTGAATAAACAATTCGTCAAGTTTTCCATCTTCAAGTTCCTGCAACTTATCGGCAACTTGTTTAAGGGTTTTTCTTCTAGGCTCGTAAAATCTTTCTTTCTTAGGTCTGTTTTTTTCTATGTAAAGAATGTAACTATCAAGAATGTAAGGTGCTTCATAAAGCAGTAAATCGTAATATTTATCTAAAATATCATACGACTGCTTGTTTTTTTGAGATTGCGTTTCAAGCCAATTAAAATCAGCACCATTTGTAATTGATTTTATATACTCAAAAATCAGTTCTTTTGCTCTTGTAGAAACTTCCAATCCATATTCACGGTCTTTTCTTCCGCAAAGTATAATTTTACTTGCTTCGCAATATGCATCTATTACACTACGGTCTATTCCATTCCGTAATATGTATTTTTCGTATTCTTTTATATTTTTCTCATCTTCAATTGTATGCATTAAAAAAGCACCTCCACACAAGCAGAGATGCTATAATAGGCATCCTGCCTATAATTTTTCTAGGTTAGCGACTAACTCCGTTTGTTAGCCGGCAATTTAATTATTTACTGTTCCACTCAAATCCAAAATCCGACCTTTTAATTTTGCATTGAGGAATACCGTCTTTCCAAAATACCAAACCCTCTATGTAATGTTCGGATAGATATTTTTTAATTCCATCAAAGGTTCGTTCTACTTCAACAATGATTCTTCCATGCGGAACAAGGTCATCATAATCTTTATTGTACGGGTTTCCATTAAAATGCTTTCCAACCGCTTCATACGTTCCATCAGTTAAAGGACTTAAACAACACTGCATTGCAGTATCATATGCTTTTATAAACCACTTATCCTCCGGTTTCTTATCATCAACTTTTACCCAACATGGAAAATGCCCTGTAATTGGGTCTGCCTTTTCCTGACATTTAATAGCTCCTTTTGGAACTGGTTTACCGTTCTTTGCGTCATATCTCTTGTAAAATTCTCCGTTGATAATCGCGCAACATGAACCATCAAATTTTACCGTTGCGACTCCATCTCCATTCAAAACCCATTCCATACCTTTTGTTACAATCGGAAGTGTTTCTACAACGCAATTGCTTATATATTTTCTTTCAAACAACGTAGGTATCTTTTTCATTTTTACTTCACTATCCTTTCCTCCGATAATCGGAAATTACTTTTCAACTAATTCATCTGCACGCCTTGTCATTTCAATTTGTGTTCCATTTTCATCTTTTGTACAAACAGAAATATATCTATTACATGAACTACGCACATCTTCTCCAAGCCATATTTCCGTTTTATCATCATCAAAACTGTAACACTCTCTCATTTTTTCAATGCAATTATTCATTTCTGTTATTTTCATAATGACACACTCCTAACAATTTATCTTAATACCTTCTGTTAAAACTTCCGTCTTTTTCTCATTTAACATTGGTACATTGTTTTCATCTGTTTTTATCCAATTTGCATCAATTACAATCATTGGTTCTTTTCCTGCATGGCCACTGAAATGTAATTCAACATCTTTACCCGGCACTTTTTTACCATCAATAAATAGCTTTGCGGTTTCTCCGTCAGATATTATCTTGATTTTTTCTTTTTCGATCGGCTCGCATCCATATACGGATTTCCAAGATTCTTTATACCATTTATCTATTTCCGCTATTACAGCCGATGCACGATATGTAGGCTTACTCATTGTCTTTGTTCTGCTACACAAAACCTCTTGATAATTCTCAATTATAAATTCGCAATCTTCTCCGTTGTACTCATAATCCTTGTAGAATTTCCAAAAAGACTTTATGTTTTTTATAAATCTAAATAGCATTTTCATTTTCACTATCCTTTCCAATAAAGCAAATCTACAACGTATAAAGGGCGGTAATAATAATCATATTTGCAACCGCATTTTGCCGTTTCTATTGCGTCTTTGTATGTTTTGTCAATTGCATATGGCTTTTTTGTGTCCATCGTAACAATAACATATCTGTATTCTCCGTTTTTATCAAAATCTTTCTTTAAGTCTT